AAGCGGGAAAAATCAGATAACTTTTTAAAGGAAATACATCATGGCAAATAATTTGCTCACGATATCGAAAATCACCAATGAGGCTCTCATGGTGCTAGAAAACGAGTTGACCTTCACTAGCGAAGTAGATCGAAATTACGATGATCAATTTGCTGTTGTTGGCGCAAAAATCGGTAACACAGTCAATGTAAGACGTCCTGGACGTTTCATTGGTACTACTGGACCAGCACTTAATGTTGAGGACTTCAACGAAACATCCGTGCCTGTCACTCTCTCCACGCAGTTCCACGTCGACACTCAATTTACCACACAGGATTTGGCATTATCTTTAGATATGTTCTCTGACCGTGTGTTGAAGCCTGCTGTTGCCGCTATTGCAAACAAGATTGACCGTGATGGATTGGTTATGGCCAAAAACAACACGGCTAACATTGTTGGAACAGCTGGTACACCTCCTACAGGTTTGATTACATACTTGACTGCCGCGGCATATTTGGACGCTGAAGGCGCACCACGTGACGGTCGCAGATCATGTATTGTTGAACCGTTCACATCAGCCACTATTGTTGACTCACTCAAAGGTCTTTTTGTTCCACAAGAAGCTATTGGCGAGCAATACAGAAAAGGCCTGATGGGTAGGGACAGCGCGGGGATGAATTGGAAAATGGACCAAAACGTTGTGTCACAAACCTTCGGATCGTCCAGTACTTCTGTCCTTTCCTGCAATACATCAACTGCAACAGGATTTTTGACTTCTGGTTGGGCATCAACATCAACAATCGCGTTATCAGCTACTACAGCAGTTGGTAATCTGAATGTTGGCGATGTAATCCAAATTGCAAATGTTTACGCGGTCAACCCACAAAACCGTCAAGCGTATGGTAGCAACAAGTTGAGAAATTTTGTTGTGACTGCTGTTGCGGCTGTTGCCACTTCTAGCACTACTAGCGTAACTGTTAGCCCTGCCGTAATTACAGCAGGACAATTCCAGAACGTGAGCGTTACAAGCCCTGGCGCATCTACTGTGACTCCATTCAATAATACTGGTACTGTGTCACCACAGAACATTATCATGCACCGCAACGCTTTTTGCTTGGCAGTAGCTGATCTTGAATTGCCAGAGGGTGTACACTTTGCAGGCCGTGCGTCTGACAAGGAAATTGGACTCTCAATGCGTGTGGTCAGGCAGTATACAATTAACAACGATTCGATCCCAACGAGGTTGGATGTGCTCTATGGTTGGGCACCACTCTATCCTGAGTTGGCCTGTCGCGTTGCCGCTTAACCCTTAACATTTAGGAGAAATAATCATGGCAAATCCAGGACCATCAAGCGTACAAACGATTCACCCATCGAATTTAGCCACAAATCAAGCAATACGCCTATTGGCTTTTGCTAGTGCTGTGCCAATTTCAGCAACAGGTGATTCAATTGTAACTTTACCCGTTTTCAACACGAGTGCTTACAACATCCAAAACGTAGCAATCACCAACGCCAATAAAGACGTTAGTGGTGGCGCATTGGCTATTTGGACAGCACCCGCAGGAACAGGTAATGAAGTAGTAACCAACGCATCTTTGACAAGTAACACAAGCTCTGCTTATGTAACGAACGCAACAGTTGTAGCGGGTACTAAAGCCGCAAATCTATCAGCACAAACTTTGTACGTCAAAGTAGGTACAGCCGTTTCAGGCGGTACAGTTGATATTTTTGTTTACGGGTACGACTTCTCCGAGTTTTAATCGGTGATAAATATGGAAAGGCCACTCTCAAAAGGGGTGGCTTTTTCTTTTTTTTAATATACAATTAATTCGTTACAAAGGAAAAAATCATGTCCTCAACAACAGTCACCCGTGGTAATAGCCACGAAACCTTTTATATTGGGCCAAGTCTGACACCTGTCTCAGTAGCATCTTATACATCAGCTGGACAAACATTTACCATTGCTGGGTTTCAAACAAGCGATATTGTGAGTGTCGTTGGTTTGCAAGGCGCACAAACAGCAGGAATTATCATAGGCGAATGCGATGTTTTGACAGCAGGAATTTTAACTGTCCAGTTTGCCAATACAACAGCAGGAGCAGTTACTCCAGCCGCAGGAACGTATGTATTTCAAGTTACCCGTGTTGAAGGCCCATTGCCCACAAATGCGGTGTAATTATGAGAAATACTCCAGGTCTTAGAATTGCTGGTCCAACAACGGCTATTGCGGTTACAACGTCTTCATCGACTGCTGTGACCATTACGCCTACTGGGAATGACCAAATTAACTATTGCGGATTTTTGAATACTTCAACAAACGTGATTGCTGTAACTGTTGCACCTGTTAGCGCAGGGGCGGCAATATTACCTAGTGCGGGTAATACTAGCAATTCCTTTGTTTTGGGAGTCAGTATGTCAGTACCAATGATTGTTGCTGTACCTCCTAATCAATTTTCCGTTACCACAATTGGTTCTACTACAAGCACTTTGTACGTAATGCCGATGAGCGATCAAACTTGATGAGTTTGGGTGACCTACGGGTCACTCATTTTTAGGGGTAATAATGGGAACTCTAGTCTTTCAAGCCGCACTAGGTGGGCAAGTATCTGTTACTGGGCCAAACACGGCATCTAGTTACACCATAGCTGTTCCTACGGTCAATGGCACATTTGTAACTACAGGTGACACAGCCACAGTTACCAACACCATGTTGGTCAACAGCTCCACAACCATCAACGGCACATCGATTGCGTTGGGTGCAAGTGGTACGGTGACCGCGGCAAACCCTTTTGCGCTGACCATCTCTACAGGATTGACAGGCGGTTCGTACACAGGTGCTAGTGCTGTAACGATTGCCATTGATACAAGCGTAGTGGCTACCCTGACAGGTACGCAAACACTCACTAACAAAACATTAACAAGCCCTGTAATATCAACCATTACAAATACTGGCACGTTAACGCTACCCACAAGCACAGACACTTTAGTGGGCAGAGCGACAACTGACACGCTGACAAACAAGTCAATCAGCGGGTCTACAAACACTTTAACCAATGTACCGAATTCAGCATTAACAAACAGCACATTCACAATTGGGTCAACTGTTGTAACTTTAGGCGGGACTGTAACAACATTCTCAGGGGTTACCCTTACTTCCCCAACTTTCACAACCCCAGCACTAGGAACACCCTCTAGCGGTGTTTTGACAAATACTACAGGGTTGCCTATCAGCACAGGCGTTTCAGGGCTAGGGACAGGCGTAGCGACTGCGCTTGCTGTCAATACAGGGTCTGCGGGATCAGTTTTAGTAAATGGCGGTGTTTTGGGTACACCATCATCAGGTACATTGACAAATGCTACAGGTTACACAACTGCTAATTTAGTTGGAACAATCAGCAATGCCCAGTTAGCTAATTCAACTATCAGCGGTGTTTCACTTGGTAGCAATTTAGCTAATTTGACCGCAGGTACAAATATTACCTTTAGTTCAGGAACAACCTACAACGGATCAGCCGCAATCACAATTAATGCGACTGCCGCGGCACAAGTCTACCCTGGTGCAGGCATAGCTAATTCAACAGGAACTGCTTGGGGAACAAGTTACACAACAACAGGAACAGGCACGGTGGTGGCTTTGGCTACTTCGCCTACATTTGTAACACCAATATTAGGCACGCCTACAAGTGGCACGTTGACCAATGCAACTGGTTTGCCATTAACAACAGGCGTAACAGGTAATTTGCCAGTTACTAATCTAAATAGTGGCACATCAGCTAGTGCTTCTACATACTGGCGAGGTGATGGTACTTGGGCATCTGTTAGTGCATCTCCTGGAGGTTCTACCACGCAAGTTCAGTACAACAATGCGGGTGCATTTGGCGGCATCACAGGTGCTACAACCAATGGCACAGCACTGACTCTTGTTGCTCCTATTCTTGGAACACCTGCTTCGGGTGTAGCAACAAATTTAACTGGTTTGCCTTTAACAACAGGAGTGACAGGAACTTTACCTACTGCCAATGGCGGTACAAACCTAACATCATTCACATCAGGCGGTGTGGTTTACGCATCTAGTTCTAGTGCATTGGCTACTGGGAGTGCGCTTAGTTTTAGTGGAACTCAATTAAGCATTACAGGAACTACAAGTAACATAATACATCAGATGACAGGCACTACATCATCGGTGTATACAGCTTATACAAATACAGGCAGTAATTTATACGTTGGTAAAGAGAATTCTATAGGTAGTGCTTTTGGAACTACTGCATACGCTTCTGTATTGTATGAATCTGGCGCATATCCAATGGTGTTTTTTACATCCGCAACAGAAAAAATGCGCCTAAATACGACAGGTGCTTTGGTTTTGGCGGGTGGAACAACAACTGCAAACGGTGTTGGCATTGCATTCCCCGCAACCCAATCAGCATCATCAAATGCTAATACGCTAGATGATTATGAGGAGGGGACATGGACACCATCGCAGTTTAATTTTACTGTAACTGGTACTCCAACTCTTTCTGGTACTTACACAAAAATTGGTAGGGTTGTTTACTTTGATTTCTCTTTTAATAGTACAGGAACAATTGCTTATGGTGCTAGTTGTTTAATCACTTTGCCATTACCAGCAAGCAGTGACAATAGTGGAATGATAGCAATGTATTTGTACTCAAATGGAGAATCTCAAACATCTGGCAAAAGTGGAGTTCAAACCCGTAATGATGGTGCAAATGGTCGATTTTTTGTAGGTAATTTTACAACCACTTCTGCGGGTGAAACTTTATATTTCGCAGGTTTTTACAGAGTTTGATAATTATCTACATTGGATTGATGTAGACGGACACAATTTAACTTAAAAGGAAATCAAAATGTCATTAACAAAACAAGCGGTCATTGATCAAATTACCGTAACTGAAAACGGTATTGTGTTTTATCGTGAAGCCACTCGCATTATGGAAGATGGCAATGAAATCAGTAAAACTTACCATCGTTCATCACTAGCACCTGAGCAAGACTTAACTGGTGTTCCTGCAAATGTAGTTGCTATTTGCAATACTGTTTGGACAGATGAAGTTAAAACTGCTTATCGAGCAATGATAGAAGCCCAACAATCTAGGATGACTGCTTAATGGACAAAGTTGAACTATCAGTAAATTTAGTACAAACAATACTTCAGTATTTGAGTACAAAGCCGTTTCAAGAGGTTGCACCATTGATTGATGCAATCCAAAAACAAGCGCAAACACAAAACATTGCACCCGATCAGCACGTTGTAATACCCGCATAAAGGACTGAACATGACTGCGCCTACACTTAATTATCCATCGCAAGAAGTTTTGAGGTCAAAGTTTGACTATCACCAAGACGGTTATCTTGTGTGGAAAATTAAATGTAAAAGGGCAAACATTGGTGCTAGAGCTGGTGTTGTTCATCCAAATGGTTATTTAAGAACAGGTATAAACGGCAAAGTATATTTAAATCATAGATTAATTTATATATGGCATCATGGCATATTGCCTAAAATAGTAGATCATATTGATGGCAACAAGTTAAATAATAATATTGAAAATTTACGAAGTGCAAACGATGTTACAAATCAACAAAATCAAAAACTATTAAAAGAAAATACATCAGGTTTTAAAAACGTTTCTTATTGCTCTCAGACAAAAAAATGGGCAGTTAAAATTAGAATCGATGGTAAATCAAGAACAATTGGTAGATACAAAGATATTGAATTGGCTGATTTGGTAGCACAAGAAACAAGAGCCAAGTATCATGGCGAATACGCAAGGAGTTACTAGATGGCCACAGCACCCATAGACATTATCAGCTCTGCTTTAAAAGATATTGGCGCATTGGCGGCTGGAGAAACACCTACTCCTGAAGCGGCACAAGACGCATTCATCATGCTTAATCGTATGATTGATCAATGGTCTAATGAGCAGATGATGATCTTTTACAAGACTGAAATCATTTTCACGCTAACACCAGGTCAGACCCAATACACCATTGGCCCAACTGGTCAAATTGGTTCGGTGTTTACAGGGTCAATCACAAACAAC